TTGACCATGCTGCCTCACTCATCGCTTCTGGAATTATCGAAGAGATGGCCAAGAAGATCAAGCTCAAGCCTCAACAGGTCAAAAACACGTTCGCCATCTTCGTGAAGGCAACCCTCGAGAACCCAACCTTCTCGAGTCAGGTCAAGTCTGAGTGTACCCTCAAGGCTCAAGATTTTGGGTCCAAATTTGAGATGCCCAAAACCTTTGTCAAAAACGTTTTGAAGACGGGTGTTTCAGATGAACTCACGGCGCTTTCGAAATTCAAGGAGATGAAGGAACTGGCTAAGACTGATGGTGGTGCACGAAAGTCAAAGATTACGGGGATCCCAAAGCTCGATGATGCCAACAAGGCAGGTACAGCTCAATCTGGACGGTGCACACTCATCGTGACTGAGGGTGACTCGGCGAAGACCCTCGCTGTCGCCGGTCTCTCTGTGGTTGGAAGGGATCACTACGGAGTCTTTCCTCTTCGGGGTAAATGCAAGAACGTGCGTGACGCCTCTGTCGCACAGTTGACTTCGAACCAAGAATTCAATGACTTGAAGAAGATTCTTGGTTTGCAACAAGGCAGGGAGTACAACAACGTATCAGAGCTTCGCTACGGTCGTCTCATGATTATGACGGATGCGGATAACGATGGTTCCCACATTAAGGGTTTGATTCTCAATCAACTGCATTATTTCTGGCCCAGCCTCCTCAAGTTGGGTTTCGTGGTATCGATGGTGACACCCATCATCAAGGCTACCCGTGGTACCCAAACGAAATCCTTCTACACGGATTCGGCGTTTCGTGCGTGGTATGGTAATGGCCAATCCGGGTGGCGCATTAAGTACTACAAGGGTCTCGGTACCTCGACCTCAAAAGAAGCCCGTGAGTATTTCTCTAAAATCGAAGACCTCACAGTCAAGTTTGACGTTGATACCATGACTGACGAGTCTATCGTCTTGGCTTTTGACAAAAAGAAGGCTGATGACCGTAAGACGTGGCTTCTGGAGAGTACAGCAAAAAATCCAAAGGACCTCGAAATTCCATATGGTAACGTAAAAAATCTAAACATCACAGACTTTGTACACAAGGACCTCGTAAACTTTTCACTCGCAGACCTCAAGCGTTCCATCGCCCACGTGTGTGATGGACTCAAACCGTCTCAAAGGAAGGTTATGTATTCCTGTTTCCAAAAGAATCTGACCGGTGAGATGAAGGTGGCGCAGCTGGCTGCTTTTGTGGCTGAGAAGAGTGCCTATCATCACGGTGAAGTATCCCTTGCAGAAACGATCGTGAAGTTGGCGAATGACTATACGGGCAGTAACAACATAAATCTTCTGGAACCCTGTGGGCAGTTCGGAACCAGGCTCATGGGCGGCAAGGATGCCAGCCAGACGAGGTACATCTTCACACGACTGACACCCGAGGCCCGAAAGATTTTCGACCCCAAGGATGACGCCATTCTCAACTATTTGGATGATGATGGTCGCTCCATCGAACCCGACTTTTACATGCCTACCCTTCCTATGGTTCTCGTGAATGGTACAGAAGGCATTGGTACCGGCTTCAGTTGCTACGTACCTCCGTTCAACCCGGAGGATATCCGTGAGAACATTCTCAACTTTCTCCACAACAAGAGCCTCAAGCGAATGAAGCCGTGGTTCAGGGGTTTCAAGGGTAAAGTTTTCGAACAAGATGACGATTCATGGATGACCCAGGGTCTTTGGACGTGTGTCGGTAAGACGATCAAGGTGACTGAACTTCCACCGGGTCGGTGGACACAGGATTACAAAGAACACCTGGATAGCCTCGTCGAAAAGAAGATCATCGGTAGCTTTACCAATAACAGTACGACGGAAAATGTGGATTTCCTCATTCAAGAGTATAATGGTAAGGATGTCGTGAAGGATCTTAAACTGGAAAAGGTTATTCGTACATCAAACATGCATCTTTTCCACCCGACGCGGGGTATTCACAAGTACAACACACCCGAAGAAATTTTGAGTGACTTCATCAAACTCCGTTACGAGTATTACAAAAAACGAAAAGAGTATCTCATCAAGGTTCTCGAGGCAAAATCGAAGATGTGTGAATACAAGTCGAAGTTTGTCACTATGGTCATCAACGGTGACATCGTCGTCTTCCGCCGTAAAAAGCAAGAACTTGAGAACCAACTTTCCAGTCTCTTCCCCCAAATCAATGGGTCTTGGGACTATCTCCTAAACATTAAGACCGTTCAATACACGGAAGAAAGTGTACGAGAACTTCTGAAGGAATCCGAACAGGCGAAAAGGGAACTCGAGCTTATGAGGTCTACAACACCCGTGAACATGTGGGAAACGGATATTAAAAATATGTAGACAATAGATAAGTATGGGTGAAGCCGCTAAGATTTCTCTCAAAGCTATTGGAAAGCAAGATCTACACTTACTTTCCAAAGACCCAGAAGACTCGTTCTTTAAGGACCGGGACATGACACGACACTCTGAATTTAGGAAGTATCACAGAAGTCGTAATATCATTAACCCGGGTCAGGTGACCGGGTGGCCATTTGGTCAAACGATAAAGGTTCAGTTTCACCCTCAAAATATGGGTGATCTTTTGAGTAACATGTGGTTGAGTATCACCATGCCCGGTTTGTCCGATTTCGGTGCAGGTAAAAACTTTGCGGATCAATTGGGTAGACACATTCTCAAGAGTGTCACCATGTTTGTCGATGAACTCGAGGTGGAGAAAATTCACGATGACTGGGGAATCATATACGATGAGCTTTATTTAGAAATGTCTGAAAAGGTGGCGAATAGGTTTCTTGTGAATAGAAGTATTGGTTACGATGATTCCACTCTAGACAACTTCGACGATTATGCGCAGTACTCATCTGATCTCGTGATTCCCCTCCACTTCTTCTTTTCGAGGAAGTATGCGAGTGATGAATACACTTCGAATAAACCCAACCGTCCATACTTTCCCATATGTGCGGTGCATCGCCAAAAGATTGAGTTTGAGTTGGAGTTTCACAAACAATCGTTCTTCACAGATACCGGTTCGGCTATACAGCTTCCAGAGTTTAGACTCATCACCGAAGAGATTACTGTGAGCCCTGAAGAGCGCAAGTTTTTTGCGACGGAGCGTCAAACGTTCGTGACAGATATCGTACGTAAACACCCGACCATAGTGAGCGATTTAAATAAAGACATCATCAGAAACAATCTCGTTCCAGACATTCCGGTGAAGTGTATTCACTGGTTCTTACGCAACACCGAATTTGAGGATGCGTCAGACTCTTCGGGTGGTAAGCTCGTACAAGAAGAAAAGTATTACCAAAACCGTTTCAACTTTTCGTCCAACGTCAATTTCGATGAGGTTCAGACATTCTTCTACCCGATCATGAGCGAGGCGAGTTTTTACATAAACGGTGAGCGATTACCAAACGTATCCAACACAAATCACAATTATTACAAGTACCTTATTCCGTTCAGGAACAGGCTTTCCAGGCCTATACGCAACATATACACATACAGTTTCTCGATGAATCCGATTAATGTGGAACCATCGGGGAACTTGGATTTTAGTCAGATACAATCCGATAAGACTTCGATTGAAGTGAAATTAGACACGTCTGCGAATTCGCTCGTCGACACGGCGACAAAGACGTATTCACTTCACATGTACTACACGGGGTATCAGACGTATATTTTTGACAAGGGTTTCATGTCACTTGCTTACTAAACAGCGAGTTCTTGTTGTTCGCGATGTACTCGATGATGTTATTCTTGATGCACCATTTTATGAAATTCAGCTGTGCCAGCGTTGTATGAATTTCCTGAGATGTACCCGGAATAGTATACGCAAACTTGGCTGACCGACAGAAGGGATCAAAGAGTTTCTTCGAATAGCCATCAAGACTGCTCTTGTACGCACAGTGTACAGTGAAGAGTTTACCATCGGTGGTTGTATAGGATGTGTTATTCTTTTTCGCGTAGTTCGTGATAAACCACTCAAGATTCCTGAGTGAAATGCCACTTGTTTTGTCTAAGATGTTCATGAGTTTAGTTCGATTCTTTTCGTCTCCATAAAAGCTGTTGATTGATGATAGTAGAATAGTCGATTTGTTCATTACACTAAAATATACCCAAATCTCTAAGCTCCGAACGCGCTTCATCAATTTCGTTACACGCGTTTTCGAAATGATCGTCACTAGTCAGCGTACGTCTCTGGATTTTCTCACCCTGTTCCTTGTGGAACTTACAGTACCCCTCACACTTAGCCTTGAAGCTACACCTACGTGTGGTACCGTTGGAATCCTTGATGATTCCCTTGCAGATGTCCGTGTTGTATGCCTCTTCCCCGTCGCGCAGTAAGAGGTCGAGAGGGATCTGATGTTTTTTGTGGATATGGTCAAGAACCTCAGCCATCTTCTCTCGCCCACTTTGCGAGAGTTCTTCATCCACCTTTTCGTGTACGATTTCGTCGATCGCATCCTCGATGAGAGCGGGAAGTTGATCACTGATGAGTTGTTTCACATTTTCCATAACAATTTTGACGATACGTTTGTTACTCATCCTTACTCATACTTTGTTCGTAATTTTTAAATAAGTCGTCAACCGAATTTTGTCTTTGTCGAAATGCTTTAATACGATCTCGAAGTTCTGCAACCTTACCCGTATCGTCCAAGTTGTTCTTTTGACACTCTTCGACGAGCTGTTCTCGTTTCATGGTACTCAGGGCTGGACCAGTCTTCTTCTTTTGGGGTTTATGTTCAGCTATGATGTCACCAAAGATTTCCTGTTTGGTATTCTCGTACAGTGGATCGAGTAGGTCGCATACAGGGTTTAGAAACTTGTTTTCGAAGTAGTAGTGATAGTCAATAGGGACGTTGTTTTCTTCTACGTATTTTGGGTCTTCAGATTTTTCAAAGGCTTTGGCTTTGGGGTTATCCGTCTTGGTGAGTAGGTAAGGTACACGATCACCCGATTGGGGCTCCGAACCGGGCTTACGTTGGCGCATCTTATTAACCACTTGTACGTGCGCTTGGTTAATGTGCATACTTTCAGGGCTCATGATCGATACAGATTTACCACCAACCTTGTATGTATCGGCGAGAGACTGACTCAGGATGAGCTTCTCGTTCGGTACCTCACCGGCGAGGAGCTGAGACGCACGTTCCCGTGCCAGTTCCTTAGGCGGACCGGTATCCGGGGCGTCGAGCACTACATCGAGGAGTTCCTTACAGACTTCTCGGACGTGTGGTGTATTGTCTCGGCGTACGAGCTGGAGACCCTTCACGTCTATGTAGTCCATGTGCATCTGGTCATCTTTTCCCTTTGTCCACAGTTTAGCGGCGTAACGCTTTTTCGAATACAAAAAGTACGGCCAATAGACCTTTTCGAGCTCCAAATTGTTTGGTTTTTTGAACAGGGCGCTACACTCTTCTGCGGCTCTCTCACCCAATTCCCAACTGTACTCGATCGCTTCCTTACCCTTACGCTCACCGACGTCAAACTCGACCATGACGGAATCCGTGTCCCCGTACCTGACCTTGGCACCGGGAAAGTTAGCCTCTACATAGTTCTTCGTCTCTTCAATCATACCACGACCCCTACACGTCGTCGTAGAGGCGATAGGTACACACGGAAGAATACCCTTACCCGCACCGGTGAAACCATACACAGAGTTCATGGAAATCTTGTACGCCAACTGTTTACCATTGTAGACTTCTTTCATCGAACCTGTGGCTGCGGCCATATCCTTCTTCGCCTTTTTGCGAAACTGTTTAAGCTCGAGAAGGATAGCTGGAAGAAGGCTCGGTACACCTTGGGCAAACTTATACGTCTTCTCACCAACTTTGAAAGTTTCGTATTCAACTCCGGGGACGTTTCCATAGTCTTTCTCGTTCATCACGTACGTAGAGTAACAAAGATTATGTGCCATCATGATACTAGGATACAGGGCTTCGAAATCTAGGGCGGTAATAGGGGTATAATACGCTCCTTTTTGTGCCTCGAGAACCGTAGCACCCTCATAGGGCTCTTCGGGAATAGCTCCGTACTTGATCGTCGGGACCATGTACCCGAGTTCGCGAGCCTTTTTCGACAGCTGAGAGAATACTTTGATTTGCTGTCCACGCTCCACGAGGAAAGCGATAGGAACCCACGTAGCTTTAGCCATCTCGAGCAAGTTCAAAAGTGTACACAGCTTTTTGATGAGACGGTGCGGCAATAGAGTATCCTTCACACAGTACTCGGCAACTTCTCGTAGCTTCACAGGGTCACCTTCGAGGTACCGCGCGAACATTTCCTTGGGAGCCATATCGATTTTTTGGTCACCAAGATACAGCTTAGAAACTTCGTTGAGCTTGTATGAATCCAGTTTGTACCCCTTTTTAACTTCGTGGAACATATCGAAAATAAATCGACCGGGCATGGGTAGAAGCTTCAGGAAATTATCACCCAAAGCGCTGGAACTCAACTTCTTACTGACAAGGTGGCACTCACTATCCTTGAGTTTACCCAAGTCGTAAAAGTCGAGACCACACCCAACCATAGCGGCTCGTTTGTAAATATACTCAAGATCGAAACCGAAGATGTTCCACCCGGTCATGATGTCAATATCTTGCTTGTTCAAGTACTCCTTGAACGCGAGAAGCATTTCCCTTTCCGTGTCAAAGCTGATGATATTTGAACCTTCGAGATTAGGGTCCGTCTTCTTATAGCAAAAACAGGTTTTATCGTATGGTTCTTCACTGCCGAACGTACAGAGCGAAATAGCAATCTGAAAACAGGCATCTTCTGGAACGTCGGCATCAGGAAACTTTCCGGTAGAGCTATTACACTCAATATCGAAAGACGCCACAACGAACGGTGCGATATCGTCACGGGCTACAGGTGTAAGCGTACGCCAATCGTTACACCACAAGTCAATATCCGTCTTGGCGAGATGCGAGCGCACACAGTTCGGACCCGTGTCCAGCCACCCAGTAGATTGAATACCCGTACGATGCATCAATCTCAGGACGGGGTCGATGTTTGATTCGTACACGTGATACTTTTTGAAATCATTGTTGTACATGAAAATAGAATTGACTTTACGTCGAGCTTCCAAAGTCTTGAAGTTCAAGTGCATGAAATGAAACTCTTCGTTGTTTTGAAAACCCCACACATCCTTTTGTTTCGTCAGACTATAACTCGTCACGTGATCCCTCCTTAGGGCATTAATATCATTGTACAGACGAGTCACATCCGAAGGCTTCGTTCCTTTCGGAAGCTTTACAAAGAAATACGGATCGAATGTCGTCGTCACACAAATGGATTTTCCTTCTTCAGTTTTACCGAAGATGCTGATTTGATGTTCACCCTCAACATCTCGGGCCTCCCATGTGAGTGCTTGAAAAACTACCATGTGTATACCTCGACCCAAAATTTTAATATCATTTATTAATAAATGTCAGCTGCTTTAATTGAGCTCGTGTCTGTCGGAGCCCAGGATGTATTCATCACTGGTGACCCAGAGGTGAGCTTTTTCCGTCAGAGCTATAAGCGCCATACTAACTTCGCGATGAAGCCCGAGAGGATGGACTACATCGGTACCTTCGGTGCGAACAACGAAATCACCGTTCCTATTCGCTCTAAGGGCGACCTCATGAGCTACATTTGGATTGAGTCTACCGGTATTGCCGGGGTTCAAGAGAATGCCACCGGTTTGTTCTCCAACGCCGCTGCGAGTCCCACTGAATTTTCGCTGTGGATCGGTGGTCAGAAGGTTTCGCAATTGGATTCACTTTTCATTCAGGGTGTTCATAACCCCCTTTTACGCGACAGCGCGGCCAAGGCGTCGTACGCCGTCACCACCAACAGCAAGAAGGCGAACCACGGTGGCGACCACTACATCATTCCCTTCTTCTTCGCCGAGGATTACACGAGGTGCCTTCCTTTAGTGGCCTTACAGTATCATGATGTAGAGATCCGTATTAAGTGCAGGGACGGGTACACCCCCACCGATACTCCTAAGATCTGGGGTAACTACATCTACCTCGACACCGAGGAACGCAAGTTCTTCACCGATAACGAGCACGATCTTCTCTTCACCCAAACCCAGCACCAGCTCGCGACCAACACCGACACGGAGATCGATCTCACCTATTTCAACCATCCCGTCAAGTCCATTCACCTTGTATCTGGTAAGGCGACCGGTAACGATTGGGACTCTGAGTTCACCTTTTCCAAGTCGTCGCTTTACATCAACGGTACCCCTCTTTTCGAGGATACCTCCCCCGTCTATCACCACACTGTCGTACCCGAGATGCACAGTAGCGACCTCCCCGATGACATTCTCGAGGATCTTCCCACCTTCACGTGGCCTTTCTGCCTCAGCTTGAGCAGGTCGAACCCCACCGGCACCCTAAACTTCAGTCGCATCGACAATGCCAAGCTCGCCCTCACCGGTCCTTCCGGTGGTAACAACCTTCACCGCGTATACGCCGTAAACTACAACATTTTACGCATTAAGAAGGGTATGGGTGGCGTCGCTTTCGGTAACTAAACACCTAAGTAATTTGTTAAACATATAAAAGTATTACAAAATGGTAAAATCTTGTTCACGACCCCGCAAGACGTCCAAGTTTGTCGTAGACCTTGGACCTGAGATTGACAAGGTGGTGAAGAAGAAGAACCTAAAGATCAAAAAGCAAAAGGTAATTATCGCAGAATTGAAGGATAGACTCCGGAACAAACCGGAGGATATGAAAGTCAAGAAACAGAAGCTCGTCATTACCTCACTTCAAAGTACCGTAAATGAACTCACATCCAAACTGAAAGAGGTGGAGAATGAAATGCGAGCGTACAAGGTGAAACGTAGTGACATTAACAGCAAGACCATCGACTATGCTTTTAAGAGATTAAGAGAAGGGTTTTCTCTTTCCAGGATGAAACCGAATACACGACTCTTGATTCAACAATCCGGTCGTTGGGACGAAGCTCGTTTAATTAGCGCTCGATTCAAAGTTTGCTAGAATTTCCTTAGTCTTGTTATACATACGCTTTCCGTGAAACGTTTTATCCTTTAGCTCATCCCAAATCGTAAGTCGATGCTCGAGAAAAGCCTTGAATCGCTCAGGGCTGGACGTAGACTTGTATCGAACCTTTTCACCCTGAAGTGCCTTGTCGATAGCCGCTTGTTTCATTTTCGCGTACATGGCGTCACGTTCATCTGGGGTGAGTCGTGTCGTCGTGTCGTCGTTTTTCTTGCCGAGGGCCATTTATCATAAAAACATCTAAACCTTTATATATGATACCCCTACTCATAGCCGGTGGCCTCACTGCGGCCGTTGCGTATTCCTATTTGGGTCAGAATCTCGTGTCTGCTTCCGAGGCCAAGAGACTCATAAAAGAAGGTAAAATTAAAAAGGTCATAGATGTTCGAACAGCTGTGGAGTGGCGCGCGGGTCATTACCCAAAAGCGCTTCACATCCCAGTCGATAAAATCAATGAAAAAACGACGACGGAACTTCCCAAGAGAGGTTTACTCGTCTACTGCAATACGGGGCAACGGGCCAGATTTGCGGCAGAGAAATTGGAAGATCTTGGATTCAAGGATGTGTATTACATCGCTGGACATTATTCTTCCTTACTTTAGTTTTACTCCCAGAACCCTTCTCAATTTCTGTAGCACATTCGGATCCGGAATAGCTCTACCCGATTCGTACGAGTTGATAATACTCGCATTCACACCCACCGCGATCGCTAAATCTTTTTGTGTCTTGAAACCTTTAGCAATACGCCCTTGTTGAATCATCTTCGCCATGGAAAGTGAAACCGTCTTGTGTGTCCCCAACTCCTCGCGGTCTAACTTTTGCTCCTTCGTCACTTCACGGTGTGGCTGTGTGGGTCGCGAAACATTGTGTTTCGCTCCATGAATGACGACGGGTTTCCAATCCTGAAAATGACTCATTATACTGTTACCACCCGTTTCGTTTTTAAGATCCTTTCTAAACGTTCCTTTTCACGGCGCATAAAAATGGTGAGTTCCATGACATCACCCCGAAGTTCAACTTTTCCAGCCTGACGCATAGATGCGGTTTGCTCTACACGAGCCAAGTCAATACACGACATTTTGGTATCGGGTGCATTACTGTGATGAATCGTTAAAACCATCGCATCCCTTTTCGTCTCCCTAGAGAGATCATTCGTTTCACAGATGATAACGTGTGCACCCGAATACCCGGCGGCGTGCATCCACCAATATCGAGGTGCACTCGAAAGCGTCAATCGATCATTTTCTTTGGCATTTTGACCAACTTGTATGATCGTCCCGTCGAGTGTCGTATATTCGAGCATGAATATAGCTATAATTTTTTCCTTATGCTGTATTAATGCACGTCGTATTACAACCAAGCCCTTCCGTAACACACAAACTCAGGGTGACGTTACCCAATAAGAGAGCCATCGATTTCGGTGAGAGAGGTACCCAGCATTACATCGATCATAGAAATCCCAAACTCATGCGTGCACATCTTCTTAGAAAAGGTGCTGTCCTTCCTAAGAAGCTGCGAATAGAAACGGATCCTGGTGAGATTCATCGGGAAATGTTGAGGATCGATAAAAGTACGAAAGAGGATTGGGAAGATTTCTTCCGGGCCGAATATTGGGAACGTTGGATTCTGTGGTCTTACCCTGATCTGAATAAAGCTAAGTTGTATATGACTATGCGCCATGGTATGTTATTCATGCCTACACCCGAAGATTTGTGGTTTTGCAAAGAGGAATTCAAAGACCTGTAGATCCGAAACCACCATCACCCCTGAGTGTCTCCTCGAGAAGACCAACTTCCTTAATCATAGGTGTCTCACACCTCTCCAAAATGAGTTGAGCGATACGATCACCCTTCTTGATTTCAAAGTCTTCCGTACCATGATTGAATAGGACGACCTTGACTTCACCGGTATAATCAGGATCGATCACACCCGCGCCCACATTGATACAGTGCTTCACGGCGAGACCAGAGCGAGGAGCTACACGACCATATAGACCGTCTGGAATGGATAGTGCGATACCGGTACTCACTAGAGCTCGCCCCGCCTGACACGGTACCGTCGCATCCTCGGAGCTATATAGATCATATCCCACAGCACCATCAGAACCACGAGTAGGCAGATGAGCATCGTAACAAAGTTTCTTAACTCCGAGAGGTGCCATATGTATAGTTATGGTCCATATCCCTTAAGTACATTGATGAACCTCTAGGTGAACACCCTCTTCTATTTCGTTCTTTAAATACCGAAACTAAACAACAATATGGGACGGTGTAAAGAAATGCTCCAACTCCTACTATGTACAACCACATACTTATTTCACATATTTCTTTTTCTCTTCGTCGGAAAGAGCCCTCCACATTTCACCGAGCTTCGAACCAATTTCGGTGAATGAAAGATTGGGAAAATCTTTGACAACCTCGGGACGATGCTTCTTGACAAAGTTTATGTACGCGTTGGGTTTGCGCTCACCACCACCCCTGAGACGAAGAACCAGGTGCAAAGTAGACTCTTTTTGGATGTTATAATCTGAGAGTGTACGTCCATCCTCGAGTTGTTTACCAGCGAAAATGAGTCGTTGTTGGTCGGGTGGAATACCCTCTTTGTCTTGGATCTTAGCCTTGATGTTATCGATCGTGTCCGAAGACTCAACCTCCAAAGTGATCGTCTTCCCGGTGAGTGTCTTTACGAAAATTTGCATACTACTAGTACATTAGATTCTTTTCTTAAAGTTCTTAGAAAAGGTGAGTGCGCAAATTCCACAACTGAATACGTTTATGAAAAGTTGACACGAGAGCGTGTAGGCTCTCACCCAAAATGGATCGTAACGCGAGATGAACCAAACCAGAAAAGTTAAGAATGTCTCGTAGTACACTCGAATGACCATGTTTGACGTGAGATACAAATTGTTCATGAAGGTACTCCTCGGTAAAAGTCTCTTCAAAATGAGAATCGTCGTGTCAATCTCTACGAGAGACGCGAGTGCAGTTGTACGTGATTCAAAAGGATTCAAAAGGGGTCGAAGGAGATACATGAGAGCGACGACATGGTGCAACATGATAAGATTCCGATGCGACGTGATAATTTTGGGCTGTACGTAAATCCATATGAGATCGTATAGTAAATGAAACGTGAGTGTGTGTGTTAAAAACATAGGGTAGACGACATATCCAAAAAATACTTCGGCGACTGCCAACGTAGAAAAGGGAAGTAAAAAGGTCACGGAGGCTATATCATGAATACGGACAGCGTTCATGATCTAGTTGATTTCCATTCTTTTAATAGGGTTGCACTCAGGGAGGTTCGAACTCCCGGCCTCAAGCTTACTAAACTTGCGCTCTACCACTGAGCTATGAGTGCGATGCTGAAAGTGGGGTTCGAACCCACGAGGTGAGAACACCAACCGATCTTAAGTCGGTCCCCTTAGACCACTCGGGCATTTCAGCACATCTATTTTACGAGTTAAATCTTTAAGTGCTTGGGAGTTGGTTCATATGCTAGTCTATCCTCGAGTTCTTTACGTTGTTTCATCTTCTTGATATCTGCCCCTTGACAATCATGTTTCGTTAAATTGAGACAACCCGGACAAAAACTACCACTACAGTATTTACAATCAATCGGAACTCCACATTTCTTTTTACAATGTTGACACGGCATATACTATTGTGTTCCAAAATTTTTAAGCCACATAAAGCTTAGTTAACAATGAAAAATAGTAAATGATCTCCACTACATCTTTCGCCAAGCCCGTCGTACCCAAGACTTCTGGTGAATATCGCCGTCTCAAGAAGAATCTCAGGAACACTACGGCTGGGTATGGCTCCGCACTCGCTACGTCCTATTTCATCACCCAAGGTGCTGAGATGGGCGTTTCCGCTACCCTCGGGGGTCTCGCCTCGTATGCCTACATCTCTTTACTCGAGGACCACGTAGATAACATCGAGAATTCGCCGTTTCAGAAACAGTTCTTGGCACCCATCAGCGCCGCCGCTTTTGAAATGGCGTGGAACAATGCTCCGTTCGCTTTTGATTTTGATTATGGAGCTACTTTCGTAGGATTTCTTGCATACAAATTTGCGCTCACCACTGTTCTTTACGAGATGGTACGAGATATGCTCATCTCGGACGGTACCTCGAGTTACGATACCACCGAAAAAGTATACAACGACCTCTCAGATTGGGATACGCAACACGGTGAAGTCGACATTACCGAAGACGCGCCAATTCTCGAGCCAGACGAACAACCCGTCGAGGCGAATGTTGGTTAAGATTGATCCTGTTGACTAAAACAAATTTGTTACGACCGGTAAGACCCTTCATTGCCATGATACGTTTCTTTGCTTCATCCTTGGTGAGAGGTTGAGCCTTCTTTTGGGGCTTGGGCATGGGCATCACAGCTCTCACCGTGGCACGCACAGGCGTAGTGATACGCTTCGTCACCATACTCTTCATGAAATTGGCCGCGACCTTCCTGTTAAAGGCTTTCTTCTCAGCGCGCTTCTTGGCGGCCGCACGCTTCTTGGCAGCCTCGGGATACAGTTTGGCGAGGGGGACGTTATTCATGTTGGCGACCTCCTCTCGCGAAACTCGCTCAGCCTTTTGAATTTTCTTCTTTAAACTTCCACAAAGTTCCTTGACAGTCTTCTTATTGGGAGTACGTATACCATAATCCCTGGCAACCTTCACCACTTCCTCCTTTTTGTGGAGACGGCACTTCTTACGACCAAACTTAAGATCACCCGCCTTGTCTACGTTGAGTACATACGAAACCATTATTTATCATTAGTCAAGAAAAATATTAAAGAGGAGCCCCGACCTCTTTATATATGAATTGCTGTTTCACTAAAAGAATTCTTTCTGGTGTTGATGATTCGATGCCAGTTTTTAGTCTCAACAAATACGAGGGGTATGCAAAAATCACAAGTGTATACGATGGAGATACATTCAAGGCGGTTATCATGCTTCATGGTCGCCCCTTAAAGTTTAATTTTAGAACTATCGGCTATGACTCAGCTGAGATAAAACCCAGTCTTGGGTTGAAAGATAGAGCAGAACATATTCACCTCGCTAAACTTGCGCGAGACATGTTTAAGGAAGAGTGTGGATTTGATGATCGCGCACCTTACCAATTATGGAACCCATTTATGTGTAGAAACAGGGTTAACGGCTTAGTATGGATTGAATGTGGTAAAAACGATAAATACGGTCGACCCTTAGTGACAGTATATAGACGTAAGGGAGATAAGCGGTCCGTGAACGAAAAAATGATAGAATCGGGTATCGTGAACGCGTATGACGGTAAAAAAAAAGATTCGTTTGAATTAAAATTATAAATGATAAGGTACGGACTATTGTTCTACGTATATGTACTCTCTCGTCTTGGTCGCAGACCCAAAAAGAAGGTCAAGCAACCAGCTCAGTGGATTTAATTCATTTCCCCAGTCTGAAGAAACGTATCAATCTTTCTGGCAATGCTCTTGCCAATACCCTTCACCTTCTTGGGACCTTCCGCGAGTTCCTCACCACTGGTTACCTCAAACTTAAGATTGCGGATGAGTCCAGCGGCGTTTTCGTACGCACGAATCTTGAAAGGGTCTTCGAGGTCTTCGGCAAACTCCTCGAGAGCTCGTGCCACTTCTTCGTTGGTAGAAGTGGTCTTCTTGAGAAACTCGTCAATCTTGGCGGCGATGGACTTACCAATACCCGGAAGGTTCATGGCATCCTTACCACTGGTAACCCTGAAGGGTAGGTAGTAAATCTCACCGGCGGCATTCTCGTACGCCTGAATCTTGTAAGGATTGGATTCCTTCTTGGCGTAGTCCTTGAGCATGGTATAGATGTCGTGATTGTAGCTGACGAAATACTCGTCGTCGCTGTCCACCTCAGACTCGGTGTCCTCGTCAGACTCGTAGTCGTTGGAGGCAACGGACTCTTCGTAGTCGGGGTCCTGCTCTTCGAGGTACTCGTCAATCTTGGTGGCGATAGACTTGCCGATACCCTTGATGTGCATGACACTCTCACCGGATTCAACCTCGTAGTCGAGTCCGCGAAGAATTTCCGCACCCCTGTTGTAGGCGGCAGTCTTGTAAAAGTCGGAAGTCATCTCCCCAAGTTCGAGGAGACGGTCGACGAGACCCTGGTTCACACACTCCTTCTCGGTGACTCGAGCGGTCGTGTGGTACAGAGACTTGAGCGCAGCGACCTTTTCTTTGTTGGCCTCGTCGAGGAGCTTCTTGAGATGCTCAATCTTGGTGCGAGACTCTTCGTTGAGCTTCTCGAGCTTGAGGATGTAATCGGTGACAGAAGTAACGTTCATGTTGGTAGTAGGTTTGATGAAAACTTGATGAGGCGGGGCTCACTTAGGTGTTTAAAATTATCTTTTTTAAATATAGTAATGTCTGGTTCCGGAGCTATCACCAGATTGATCGCTTTGGGTGCACAAGACGTACACATAACTGGGAATCCTGAGTTGAGCTTTTTCAACTCGACTCATAAGAGACACACGAATTTTTCACTTTTTCAGGAACAACAGACGATCGATGGAAATCCGGGTGCAGGGAATACATCTACCATCACACTTCGTCGTTCAGGTGATCTGTTGAACTACTGTTTCATGACCATAGAAGAAAATGAAACGGCCAAACTTATCGATGATTGGTCAAACGTAATCGAAGAAGCAGAATTATACATCGGAGATCAGCTCATAGATAAACAGTCTTCAGAATTTACAGAAGAAATTGCGATTGATTTGTTCGCTTCATCGTTCGCAAAGTCGTACCAGGCTTCTTTGCATGGTGGGTTAGGTTCCGAATCCTACTTTTATCCGTTCCGTTGGTTTTTCTGTGAAAACTGGGGATACAGTTTACCCATTCTGGCCTTACAGTACAGTGACGTTCGAATCAAAATCAAGTGGAGTTCCAATTTTAATGCAAATTATAAACCGAAATTCTTCGCCACGTACGTCGCTCTAGACACGGAGGAACGTTTACGAATCGCTCAGCCCACCGAGCGTGTAATGCTCATTCAACAAGTCCAGAAAACGGAACCCTCGAATGACACTGTTCAGACTCTCTTTTTTAACCACCCCGTAAAATTCATAGCTTCTAGTAATGCATATGGAGACAATAACCTGGTGTCGGTCACTAACAAAGTAAGCCTAGAAGTAAACGGTGTAGATATCACAGAAAAACAAACGGCGATACCGTTCTTCACGGCCGTACCTTCCTATTATCACACTGAATATTCATCCTCTAACGCCGAGAATATGTTCTTCTATCCGTTTTGTATAAACACGTCTCGATACCAAATGACAGGTTCTCTAAATTTTTCACGGATCGATGGATTCAGAATACATTGCACGGCACCGGTGAACCGTCCAATCTACGCGGTAAATTATAATTTCATCAAAATCAAAAATGGAATTGCGGGTCTCATGTACGCAGACTAGGACACACCTTTATGTGTTCAGTCATCAATCTCTCCATATACTCTACCCCACAATGTGGGCAAGGAATCCACTTTGGTTTACTGCATTCCTTGCATGCATTATCTGAACAAAACTTAGCGTGTATTTTTTCAGTCAGAGAGTTCATTCCTCTTTAGTTACTTACTAGAAAATGTTCTGTCGCGTCGTACGAAACATCATTTCTGAAACGTGCTTCTTGAGATGCTACACCTGGACCCTTAGCCAAAAGACCCGTAAAATAGTACACCTTTGTCGCTTGTGCCGATTTTTGAATAGCCGATGAGTCACTATCACCAATGGACCGTTTCGTGAAAGTAGTGACGACTGAACCCGAAGGAAATCCGCTTCCAGTAAATTCAAGAGGTCCGTCACGGGGAGATTGTGGGTCTGTTGTGTCAAGGTTGTCAAAGAGGTACAAAAAGTCTGGTGTATCATCACCCGCGGAGATAGTTATAGAATCAGATGTGTACGTAACATTAGAATTATATACATTAGCTTGAGCCGCCTCTAGACTGATGTGATACACAGGAGATGTAGATAAACGCATCTGTTTTCCACTTAAAGTTGAGTCTGTTAAATCTATAGAATACACAGTACCTCTTGTGAGTGATTTCTTGAGACTACCAGGATCGGCCAAGGTTCCCTGTGTACGAATGAAAGCACCATCAAGTCTATAGTATCCACTGACCACATTTAAACTTAACGAGGTAGGTGTCGTGGTAGTAGCGTCGTCAATTGTCGCACCCGGTAACCTTAATGGATTTCCAACCTTGTACGTAGTCAACCATGTATCTGGATTTTTAATCATGTTGAGAACTTCTGTATTAGTTGGAAGAGCTACACCTGACCTAAGGGTTGTAACGGTAACATGTGATATTCGTCCATTCCAGTATCTATCAGCACCGGGAGTCTTTGCAACTTCGAAGTTTGCCGCACGCATGGGACCCACGGTACCTGTTACGACCACATTAGCGGAAGGAACTTGGGTCAATGTGTCGGTCTTGTAATCGTATGTAAACATACGGAAACCTTGGGCACCATCATATTCAACATAAAATCCCGTGTAATAATGATTGTATGCCACATTACCTGTTGTAATTTCAACATTGTTTCCATATTTGAACTTTGCGTAGAAATCACCCGTCTCTTTATTTTCGTGTGTAGAGAGAGTTATGTTTCCATCCCCACCACCTTGTGTATTCAAAAGAACGATACCAGAATCTTGATCCCAACCAGCTTGTCTTCTCCCACAAATGACCGCAGCAGATAGCGCCCACGGCTCACCACCCGAAACTGTAAAACCACTCGTAGGTGTCGTAGTGTTGGTAGACGCCTTATAAAGAGGAAAGTTTGTCGTGGTAGATGTATTCGCCGTGTAGTACCCATCACTCGAACCCTGCCATTTCATGGCCGCATCAAATTTGGAATCGGTAAAGATTGTGTACTCGGGTGTGAACGAAAGACTTTGTGGATCACGATTGTTATAAACACCATCGGAATCGTGATCTCTTCCTTCGTCATACACGATACTATCGACCGTAATCTTACCATGATTCGTACCATCGGTGTAAAAGACGCTGTTATATAGCCACTGTTCCACATTAGAATTCGTCGGTGCCACCGTAATAGTACCAGATGTTACCCCCGTCGTGAGAGGATCCCATTCCATAGTACCTACAGATGTATTCGAGTACACGTTTATGGTAGCTCCACCCGCTAAAATGTTGAGTACGACCACATCTTCAGGTTCCATTTTCAGTTCTGGATTTGTTCCGGAGAGGGAAGAGTTGGTATACACATTTGTGTACACATCCGTGTTCGCTGTGAGTGTAAGACCGGCACCCACATCAAACGCCCACGTCTTTGCTACCGTCGGTGGAGTAGATGTTTCAACATTACTCATATTGATTGGCAAACCAATATCCTTTAACAATCCAGCAGTCAAACCAGTTATGTAATCACCACCAGTTGCGGTGACAACTTCATCCCATATTCCCAAATATGTTTTACCATTTATGGTGCGTTCAAGTGCGCGTCCTCCATTTGTGTAATCATCCCAATGTGACAAGTCTCCAGCTTTAAACGGAACTCCCTCAACATCCGAACTGATGTTACTACCGAAATAATTTTTGTACCACGTGAGTGCGTTTGAACCCGTCCAAAGATAGTTTTCGCTACCTTCTGTACCTGGATCGGTTGGGTGTCTGATTGCAAGTCCTGTATTACCGTTAAAGTTTCTACCTATGATAGCGGTGGTTGAACCAGTTCCTATAGCGTGTAGACCTTCGTGTGCGACTGTCATCTCCGTAAAGTTTTTTGGTGTCCCAGCCTTGTCGTAAATACTGTCGTTGCCACTAACCGTCACGCGACCAGCTGTTTTCCAAGTAATTTCACCACTTTCCGTCCATCCATTATACTCAAATCCACCGGGAACTACACTATAGTCGCTTGCTGTGGGGCCACCGGTAGCCGCGGAACTTAATGATAAGTTATTGGCCATGTTCATGGTGGTATCAAAATGTAAACCAGCGGCGGAAGCTGCGGGTCTTCTACCGGTGAACAAATTTTCTATACGTGCAAATCCCGCGTCAATATTATCCCTATCAATCTTAGCTGGAAATATCTGATCGGGGTCCAGCCAACGAATCTTATACCTTGTAGGTAATGCTGTATCATAAGCAATAGTTAAGGCACCTTGCGTAGAACCATTTATAACGTACCAATACATAGTATCCGGGCATGTTTCTGGAACTGTCCATGTAGTAATTGAAGAATTGGGGTATGTAGCCCCTATTTCCCATTTTACGGTGTTTGGTCGCGAAACGGTATTCACCTGTCTTGTTATAGCGAAACCTCCACTAACAA